ACCGTAGTAATAATGGTAACGAACACAGTAAAGGACGAGCCAACTACTAACCAGGCTAGTTTTTCCCAGCGAGCAGAATGCTTATTAGCTGCATTACGCAGCTCTCTCAGTTCAACAGTAGCTTCAGCCCATCGCTCTCCGCACTCCTTCTCGTGCTCTGCAATACGATCTAATGCCGCTATTGCGACGTCTAAAGCCTTATCCTTTATTTCGCTCATTGTTAGAAATATTCCTTTACCCTGTGGCGTTCTGCCTGGTCAGGGCCAGGAGATAAACGTGATAAAACATTAACACCAAAAAACAAAAAGTCCGGCGTTAGCTTTCGCCAAACCGGAACTCGGGATCTGCACTCTTCTGCAAACCACTTATCAATACACTTCTTTAGCTCTCTGTCTTTAAGACCCTCGTGCTCGTTTTCCATCCAGTAGTAGTGTCGCCACCACAACATAGCATCGTGAATAGCAGAAGGCACCATAATCCAGTCACGGTCAGGAAAAGCGTTAGCGCCGTTCCAGGCAAACCCTTGCTTAAGGGTAAGTGACTCGCTGGTTACTTTGATTCTGGCGTCCTCGTATAACAAGTTAAACCTGCGAGGAAACCATTGAGGGATAGAAAAAGTTACGTCCTCATCAATGACGTACTTAAATCCCTCACGGACTTTCATTAACTTCCTCTACAGAAGCAACAGCAAGCTCTGGGTCAAACACCCCATCGCCTACAGTCCCGCAAACGTCAACAGTAACAACGCTTGCCAAGACTCCGGTTTTCAAGCACATCTGGACGGGCTTCATGTTTTCACAGCCTGCAAGGCAAAACACGCAAACTAAAGTCAGTAAGCGCATTAAGACTCAACTCCAGAAATTTTGTACTTGACGCTAGGGGAAGTAGCGCCAGACATTGTAAGCCTAATAACGTCGCCTGCTTGAAAGTTGTAAGACGAATTGTCATCAGAAGTAATGCCAATCTCTGTGCCGTTGTCTCTTACTGTAGACACAGTACCTTGTAAATCCTGCTCAACAGCAATAGAGCCTGAGCCAAAAGACCCGTCTAATGCAATGTGAATCGGAGACTCTTTTACAATAACCCAGTCTGTCGATTCGTTTCCTGTAATGCTACCTGCTGCAATCATGCAACCTCCAAATTTATGTAATTGTGCTAACTTTCGTTTACGTGCCGAGGGCCATAAACCACATGATTTAACTCATGCTCTAAAATATGCTTATGGCCTGTTTCCTGAACGTATATTCTAACTGAGTTTGTGCCTACTCCATCAGCGCAGCCTAATGCTTTGCCTTGACCGCAAAGCAATTTGATTGCTGAGTCAGGAACTATGGCATACGTTATTACCGCAGCTAAAACCGTGTCAAAATCTTGCGTCTTGCTAACTGTTGTTGTGTAGGGAGTTAAACGTAAAGTTAATCCCGCACACGCAGTCAAAAGAAAAATCAGCAAAAACAACACTTTTAAATAAGCCCTGGTCACAAATTGCTTACCTGGGAATCAGTCAGCCGCTTGTTGAATATCTTAACCTTGCGGATGGTGCCGTTGAACTGGAAGTCATCCTCGTAGTTGGCCCCTATGTGGGCGGTAGTAACGTCCTCCTCCGGTACGCTGCCTGCTGTGTCGGGGGTTCCTGCCACGCCGTCCTTGTAGGTGACAAAGTCATTGGTGCCTGCTACAAAAGCAATCGTTTCTGTAACGCCAGCTGCCGACTGGGTGGGGGCGTCTGCCGTGGCCTGATTAACCCCACCATCTTTTACGAAAAGCCTGTGGCCTAACCCTGAAACGTAGTTAAGCGTATACCTGTCACTCTCCGCCCCATTATCAAGAGCCAGAGAAACTTGCACAGCAGGCAGGTCGGCTGAGCCAACCATTGGCGTCACATCCAAACTTGCTGTCAGCGGGTCTGTCACTGTCAGGTTGTAGTTCAAAACATCAGCATTCCTCAGCACCGACGTAGTAGTCGTTGGAACGTAGCTTGTTGGAAAGGCTCCTGCTTCTAACTGTGCGCCCCATATGAGGATGGAGGAGGTGCCGTCAAGGTCAACAGCCGTACTACCATCCGCATCAGCAACCCGAATCCTAACTTGCCCAGTCAGGAGGGTGGTAGATTGGAATGTAACCGAACACCTGTACCAGCCATCCCCCATGTCCTCTATTCCGGCGTTCGAGTGGTTGGCATCAATGGTGCCGAGGGAGCCGCCGCTCAAGTCAAAGAAAGATAGGCCATTGCCAGTGGCGTCATAGGATGCTGTCTGCAAGGCGACCCATGAAAGCTGATCTGCTTTAGCGTGTACAGACAGAGTGGTGGCTTGGCCGCTGGTAACTGCTATCGTCTGGTTTACACGGGTAGCCCCGGTTCCTGTAGCGCTGTTATCAATCAGCCTCCATGCCGTCTTGGTACCATCTGGGGCGCGACTGTAGTTTGCAACTACGGAGCCGACAGAGGTCACCCATGTCGTATCAAACTGGTTCGACTGAAGCAGGCTATTAGACCTCTGTGTTTCTACCAGATAGCCCAGAGGGCCGTCAGCGTCTACCCAGTTGGTAGGGCTGCTGCTAAGAGGCAGGCCTGTAGCTTCTGTGACTACCCCAGATGACACTGTGTTGCCGTTGAGGGTAGAGAAGGCTTTAACGCCGTCTACGCCAAGGCCGTGGTATGTTCCACTCAGCACACCCGTAGAGACATACTCGCCGGGATTCTGGTTGGTCTGGCCTGTGACTTCTTCGAGCTGCCATTTGGTGATTTCGAGGGTGGCTGCGTTATCGCAACGAACAAACGGCGCAACAATAGTTCCAGCCGCATCTGTCGAAGCTGTGACAGAAAATCTTACCGCAGAAGCCGAAATAGCCGTCTGGTAGACAAGCGTAGAGAGATCAATGGCATCGCCACCAATTCCAATATGGTTTTGGGCGTCACTTAATGTGCCGCTTATCAAGGTAAGTTCAACGCTAAAAACGAAAGTTCTGCCGCCTGCTCCAGAGCCATCATCAGTGATGGTTACATTTTGGGCAATGTAGCCGTTAGCAGTCCCGTCAAATGTAGCCTGCGTTGCGGAGTCAACAACGGCATTGTTGAAAGCGGCATAAGCCCCATTCGTCATATCCTCTGAGGCAGTGATCAGGTTCTCTACAACCCTGCTGCCTACCATCCTAGCCTGACCGCTCTTAGCAGTTCTGATGAGGCCTTCGTGGTCGTGGTAGGTGGCTTCTGTGGCGCGTGTGAATGTGCCAGGATTGACCGTGTTGGACATGGTGGGCTGCAAGCTGTCCTGCAAGCCCAAAAATAGTGAAGGAACAGGCTCACCTGACCCTCGGATAGATTGCCGAATACCTTGACGGATAGAGTTGACTATTGCAGTTCTCAAGCGGCTACCTCAGAAGTCCAAAAAGTTAATCAAGAGGAACACCCTGGCGATAACTTGCCGCCCTATCAGCAGTCAACACGCCCTCTGTTTCTAGCAGGTCAATAGCTGATTGATACCCTGTGTCATTAACAGAAACTGTAATGCCTCTGTTTACGGTTAGAAGTTCTGCCTGCGCTCTTACATCAGCGTTTGTTGACTTCAATGCGGATAATGCTTCGTCTGTTGTAAACGAGTCGTAAAGTTCTTTCGGGCTGAACTCTGTTTTGTGCGTAAGTTCTGGTCTTGGCGGAATCAGCTCGTATTCGTGGTCTGGGTAAACTTCCTGAACAAACTCAAGACTGCCTTTAACAGTGTTTACCAGAACGCCATCCTTTTTCACCTTGTAAGACATTACAGCGCCTCCAAAATTCTAATAACCACCATGCCGTCACCGCCATCGCCGCCAGTCGTCACGACGGAACTCTTTTCCCACGCTCCGCCACCGCCGCCACCAAAGCCGCCAGCACCTCCTGTCACATTGCCAGCACCGCCACCGCAAAACGCGGCGCCAAAAAATCCAGCATTGTTTATTCTGCCATTACCGCCAAAACCTCTATACGGGAGATTATCGGTTGTCGCTAACCCGAAAAAGCAGTCGAACACTGACGAGGTAATAGGCCCGTTCTTATCGTCAGAGGAGCTTACAAAGAATGATGGAGGAACTGCGCCAGAGCCATTAGTTGCTGAGCCGGACGCCCCGAAAGCCCCACCGCCCTTAGTGTCGGACGCGGCTGCCACACCAGGCACACCGCTTGCGGTTGCGTCACCGGCGCTTCCTCCTAATCCGCCGCCTCCAGTATAGGCGTTAGCTTCGGAGATCGTTGCCGTGCTACTGGCAGTAGCTGCCCCGCCGTCAAACCCAACACCCTTAACGCCCACAGCACCGCCGCCAGAAGCTGCGCCGGATACCGCAGTGTAGGTTGTATCAATAGCAGTGCCGCCGGAGCCGCCCGTCACATTTCCAGAGTTTCCTCCAGTCGCTGTACCGCCAGACCCGCCAGTGCCAGTAGCCTGCGTGGAGAGGTTCTGGTGCTGAGCTGTGCCACCGCCACCGCCAGCCCCGGTCATGGTCTCAATACCCGACCCGCTAAACACCGTGTCGCCGCCATCGGAACCATTTGCAGCCTCACCAGCACTGGCTGGAGTTGCACCGCCGGCACCGCCAGCACCGATGGTAGCCGTGTAGTTGACAGAAGCAGACAGCTCCAAAACGCTAACGGCCATGCCGCCGGCACCGCCACCAGCAGCAGCGGCTGAGGATGCGTTGATTTGGTCGTGCGTTACGCCGGCACCGCCGCCGCCTGCGCCTATAGCGTAGACGATAGCTTTGCAGTCAAAGGGAGGATTAAATGTGGAGGTGGAGTCGAGGAGAACAATCTCCTGAATCAGCCCCGTCGGGTTGCTCGCTGGTGTTGTCTGTAAAGGCATTACTCGTCAAACCCCATTGCTACCATGTTTACATTAGCTGTGTCTGATTGGCCCACGATGTACTCATTGCCTTCTAGCACGATCTGCTTAAAGCTGGCAGTCTCATTGTCTGCGAGAGACAGAGACTCGATCAACTTACCAGCAGCCTCGAATGTTCCTGTAGTTGAGCTAATCCCCAGCTGAACAATCGCGGTAGAGCCTGATGCGTTCAGGATCTCTACGTTGAATGTTCCGCCGTTTGCGCCTGCCTGAACAACGTCAGCAGCGTTGGTGCCATTTAAAACGACTCGCCCGTTCTTTGCGGCCATTACATGCCTCCTAAAAAGTGTAGTTTAGCCGCTGTTGCACCAAACGGCTTCCAATTCGAGCCATCGTATCCTTCAAAAGCGGTTAGCGAAGTGTTGTATCGGATGTTCCCAGAAGACGGGGTAGACGGTCTTGCCGCTGTTGTCCCACTGGGGATTGTTAGACTTAAAGTAACTTCAAAGTTTGCGTAGCTTGCAGTCCCGCTAGGCGCGGCACCAACCTGTACGTCAACGTATTGTTTGATAGATTGCTGGCTGGCAAGCGCCGTTGCGCTATTAGCTGCCATGCTGTCGTCATCCAGAAAGGCTGTAACGCCATCTAGAACGTTTAGCTCTGCGCCAGTTGCAGTAACTAGAGTTCCCGCCAGGGTAAACTGGGACGGGTTCGTGCCAACCTCAAAAACAACGCCCCCAGTCTCACTGTAGAGCCTTTTGTTTGTAAGGTCTAAGGCTGGTTCGCCTTCAATAAGATCGGTCGGTAAAGGTGCGCCGGAGCCTGTCTTTAGCTTAATAGCCATAAATGCTTACCGTCGAGAAAGATTTAAAGCAAAGGGGGCCATAAAGACCCCCTCCAAGTTCGTTACTCAGCGAGTGCGAGAACGAAACCAGCTTCAGGACGATAAACCTGAACGCCATACAGGCAATCAGCCGTGTACAGGTTAGACAGGTATTCCTGCTTGTACTGGGTTTGTGACCGAACAGACATCTGCTCTGCGAGGACAATGGCTTCCATGTGGAAGAACATTGCAGCGCGAACGTCTACACCGCCGCCAGCATTGTCACCAGCAGCCTCGATCTGAGCACAGTTAGAAGACACGTAGATGTCTACACCGTACAGGTTGCCGATAAGACCTGACTGGACAGCCTGGCCTGACACGAAGTCAGAAGACACGTAACGGTCAATGCCCATTACAGTGTTTCTGGCAGAAGGTGGGATAATCAGGTGACGATTTTCCATCGGCACATCGTTATCGTCCATCTTCTGAATCATGTCACGGAAGAACGCATCACTAAAGATGTCGGTAGATGCAACAGTGTCAACTGCGTAAGCAGTCGTCGTGCCAGCATCGTTGAAGAAACAACCGGTGTGAACGTAGTCAGTCTCTGCAACAGTGTCAGCGTAAACAACTGTACCACCGTTACCAAAGCCTGTACCCGTAGAGTGCAGGTCAGTGTCAATCTGAGTTGCCAGAGCATAGCCAGCATCTTCAGTATAGAACCGACGCAGGCTTGAAAGAGCCTGTACTTCTACGATGTCTTCGATCAGACGCGAGTATTCAAAATGACGATCAATGTCGATTGTCAGCTCGCCTTCGGTGTTGGCGATGATCGTTACTGCCGTGTCAGCAGCCTTGGCATTCGCCGCGCCACGAATGGGCTTGGGAATATGGATCTTGTCGCCTTTCTTTCCAGTCATGGAAATTTTCTTTACGAGAGGCGCAACCTTGAGAGTCTTCTCGTAGGTAGCAATAATCTCGTCCGACCAAATTTCGGGAATAAAAGTGGCCGCTTCTGTTTTTGCAGTATTACCAGCTGCACCTGGATAAGTAGCCGTAGCCATTGTGGATCACTCTCCTATCTGACCCGCCGCTCCGCATACGCTTTTAAAATCTCTTCAGATAACGCTTGATAGCGGTCAGGCTGGTCTTTCATTAGTTTAATTAAGTCGGCCCGACGATAAACTTTTTTAGTTGATCTCTCTGAACTACCCTGTGCGCTACCTGTATTTGCTGCCTTGATTTGCTGCTTCCGAGACTGTTTGTCTGCGGCGGCAGTTTGTTGTGCTGCGCCTCTGAGTCCTTTCCACAAAGAAAACAACTCATCAGCCGCTTCAACGCTATACTCTTTGTCAGCTTCTACAAATAACCTTTTCCTGATTGGCGACTCTTCTACCCATGAAGCAAAACTTTGATCGCTCAAAATTTCCTTCATGTCAGGATGCTTACGCTCTAGCTCGGCTAGGGCTGCTTGCTGCCTGTACTGGACAGAATACTGTGCCGCCTCTCTTACACTTGGGTGATTCTCAATAGCACGGTTTACCGTGGCTTGAGGATCTGTAAAAAAATCTAACTCGTCTTCAGGCTCAACATTTTGCTGAGGTGCTGAGGGCTGTGTCTGACTAGCAATGTAATCATCTACAACCTTACGAAGCTCTCCGACTTCAGATGACTGACGCCCCAGTAGCTTTTCGGCTTCCTGGTGCATCTGCACAACTTCTTCCAAAGACTTATTTCTATACTTCTCTGGAATAACGGACTCTTGAGATTGCTCTGCAAATTCCTCTTCAGACTCCGGCATTGCCGTATCTTCTTGAGGCTGCAAAATCTCTTCTGCTTCGTTATCAACGGGGTCTGTTCCCTCCGGTTCTGGAGGCAGATCAACCAGCGTTGCTCTTGACATAATTAAACTCCGTGACTTAAATCATTATGGAGATTGGATTTCCTACCCGCCTTTTCGTGCTCCCTCACCCATCGCATGTGTCTACCAGGGAAGTCCCCAGAAGCCCCATCAAGGTGAAAGGCCGGAGCGGATAGCATTCTAGTAGCCAGTTCACCACAACTGCACCTAACGGTTGTGTAATCACCGGATACCATCTTTTCAAATTCATGCCCTTCTGGGCATTGAAAATCAAAAATCTTGTACATCTTCTTCTGCTTGCGACCTTGCTATGCTTACAGAGTCCTCGAAACCGAGGATTGACCTGAATGCAGCAATCTGGCCCTTGCGGAAAAACAGCTCTTCTGCGTCTTTAATTGTGCCGACTTCAGACAAGTTATTGATATTATTAGAGATTTCTTCTAGCAACTGCTCATAACCACGATGGTTGAAAAGCTCATTGTATCTATCAAAATACTCTTCTAACTCTCTGTCCATTCAGCTTTTACGCAAAAGTTTACGTTTGAAACTTATCACTAACAGTGATATTAAGCAATAAGCCCTATTTATATTTCTTCTTCATCTTCTTACGCTTTTTAGCCGCAGCAGCTTTGCCTGCTTTGGTGTATGGGTACTTAACTTTTCCTACTTTTGGCATTATTTAGTCCTTTTTACCATTTAACTTTGTTTGCCCAGTACGCTGCACTCATCTTGCCCTTAGCGATGTTTTTGGCATGACGCGCTTTGAATGATTTGCGTCTAGCCTTTTCTGAGGCTGTTTTAGGGCTTTTGCCTGCGCCACTAACGCCTTGCTGACCAAAGCGGATTGTCTTAGTTTTGTCGCCCTCTTTAGCCACAACAACGTGGCTCTTTGTCGGGTGATTAGGCGTTCTCTTCGGCTTGTTGTACCCGCTTACCCCTGCCCTTGCCAGGCGCGGATCTTTCTTTTTCACGTAAAGCCTCCTCTAGCTTTTCTACCCTAGCGAGCAGCTTAGAGTAACTTTGGTTGATTTCGGTCAATGCTCGGTTAAATTCTGTGTGAGTAATCATGCCTTCCCCTTAGAGGTCAGTGGTGTGTGGAATTAGGATTGAGGCCTTCTGGACGCCCTGGTTAATTGTGTTCAAAGATGTTGCGTTGTTTTCAATGCTTTGGTTGACAGTTAAGTCACGCACATCGCACGTACCAGTAGAAAAGTCATCAACTCTGGCTATCCCCCTAATAGGCATAAACCCTGCGGTACAGCTGGGCTGAACAATAACAACGCCAGACGCCATATCAATGCAAACGTCCCCATCGGCGTTAGTGTCTGTATGATTTAGGAGCTCAATAACTCCCGCATACTCCCTAAGCAACAACTGCCCAGACCCATTAAAATCTATCTTAGGGTTGGGCTGACCAGCTAAAGTGTTGGAAAAGCACTGCAAAACCCCTAACAGCGCACCAGGCTCTAAAGTAATTGTTCCGTTTAGAGAGCACTGAAAAACAAACCCTGACGTAAAGTTGATGTCACCAATAACGCATTGGCGGTAAATGTTATTTCCGTCCAGCGTTCCTTGAACAAAACAAAACTCAAAGTCACAGCCTCGCACGTTGGCACTAGGATCAATAGTCAGCTGAACTAATGCAGGGCTGTCAGTAACAAATCTATACCC